TTACACAATTTGAGAAAGCGGTGGTGGATACCCCAATGGAAACAAAGGCACCCACCACCTAGCCCCAGCCTGCTCAAACAAGCTGGGAATCCTTTATGGCTTAGGCAAGGCGCGCCATGCAGCTTCTAAAGCCACAGCGTCCTCAGCATGGCCACCATTTGACTGTGGCGCAAGTTCCACATGAATCCAGCGTCCGTTTTTCGACCCACCGTTATCGGAATCAGTCCACAGTTTCCAGCCGGGCTTTCCGTTTCTATTGCATCTCCAGCCCTGCCATGTGCCATTAATTAGACCGCCGTAGTCATGAACTTCTTCAATGCCTAGCTCTTTGTAATACTTAACAAACCACAACATTGCCTGCACAGCTGCAGCGCGTCCCTCTTTTGTGTCTGAAAAGCCCAAGTCCATACCCCTTGCGGTGCTGTGAACGCTCATGCCTTGACCCGAACGCATCTGCCTAACCACAAGCGTCCCAAGGTTTTTGAAGGACCATCTCCGCGCACACAGCTCTACGAACTTTTCAGTGCCTGCCATCTTTGCCGTGGCTGTCTTGTCATAGCCCGTGTATTTCATAGTGGTGGGTCTTTGGGTTTGTCTTTGAGGCCGTTGCCAGCAAGCAAGCCAATGAGTCCACCCGAAAGGGTGAGGAGCATTGAAGACAGGATGTTGATTTGTTGCGCGTCCAGCTCTGCCATTTTCTCAGGCTGGGTCACAAATAGCAGGCCGTACAGGATTGTGAACACTGAACCCACGAAGGAAAGCGTCAAGCCAAGGGCAACGACCATAACGATGCGCGCCTTAATTTCTTCATTGCTGTGTCTGTTGTCGGGTTTCATCGGCATTTGCCTCCTGTGCCGTATCGGGGAGCTGTTGTTGTCTCTGGAATTGAAGATGCGGTGACGCTCGAAACTGCTTTGTTTTTGGTTGGTGGGCAGTTGAGGCGTTCACGATCAGCGCAAGCGGTAAGCGACCCTAAAAAGACCAATAGAATTAGGCTTTTTCGCATCAGACAGGACCGATGTCTTCAATGATCAATTGTGCGGGGCGTGTTGCGCTGTGCAATGCGGTGCCTGTACCTGCGCTGATTGTCAATGTTGCCACAATGGATTGTGCGCCAGCGGTAAAAGTTTTAACGACTGTTGGAGTCATTGATGTTTCTCCACCGGGCAAAGTTGGAGTTGTAAAGAATTGCAATTCAGTGCCAGCGGTTGTAGTGCCATTTCGTAGGCGAGCAATGATGTTTGCAGGCGTTGAGCCGTTGGCGTTATAAAGGTCGCCCTCAAAATAAGTGATGCGGTAATAGCGGTTCGCAACTGCCGTGAATGAGGCAGTCAAAAAGACAGTCTCCGTTGTTGTGATAGCGCTGTCGGTTGTTTTGCTTGTTAAAGCTGCTACGCCCCAAGGCAGATTCGTCATCTGCTGAGCGGTCAGAATCTGACCAGATGTGAAGCCTGTATTGATTGTCATGTTGTGTCTCCTTTAGAAACTGAGAAGGTTTGATGTGGAAAGAGTACCGAAAATAGTGTCGTCCAAAGTGAAATAAGCATTGGCATCAGTGCTTTCAAACGTGTATGAAATGACATGATTGCCGGGTGTGATTGTATGGTTCACGCCTGAAACAATCAATGTTTGCGTGTCGCTTGACGGGGTACCAGTAACGAAGTTTTTGACCACGGTGCAAATGCTGGTGAGGTCCAAGTTCAAAGCAATGTTTTGTTGGGCCGTAGTCATTCCTGACAATTGGCTTTGCAATCCGTTGAAACGCAAAATGGGGTTTTGGTATCGACCCAATAAGTAGTCTCCAAGCGAAGCCACCTCAGTTGTTGTGCTGTTGAAAAGGTCTGTGAGGCTGTACGTCTGGGCTTGGTATTGAGCAATGGATGTGGAGTTGCTGGTTGTTTGAACTGCCCCAGCTGGTGACTGAGTGTTGATGATGTTGTAAAGCAGCTCATCGCCGTACTGGTTCATAAGTGAATTGAATGGCAATCCTGTGCCGTCACCGTTGAATGTGGCACCTGATACTGGGTTAAGAACGCTGTTCCTCCCCTTAAAGGTAAGGGTCCCGTTTGCGCTCATGAACAAGTAACCCTGTTCCGAGGTGTTGATTTGTTGAAGGTAGTTCAAACAATTGGTGTCTTGGCCAATTGCAAAAGCACCAAGGGTGGACGAACCTGTGTCGATGGACCTTGCGCCTTGATAAGCAATTTCGGTGTAGTTCAATACGTTGTTAATTCGCGCGCCAGTCTTTTCTGCTGATGGCGTGGTTGCGTTGATTTGCTGGTTAGACAAAACTGTGAATTGATCAGCACATTGCACTGTGGCTGTGTCATTAAATCCCAAGTCGTAATTGATGTCCCAGTCAGTGATTAGACCTGTGTAGATGGGGATACCGTTGGCAAGAATTTGGACTGGAAGACGCGGAACAATTCCTGTTTGATTAGTGGGCGCGCCAATCCAATATGGCGAGGACTGGTTCAACGGGTCAAATGTCCGGGTCTTGTTCCAAAGGTTTATTTGTGCGGTGCCACAGTTGAATTCGTCAAGTTGGCGGGAACGGCCACGAGTGATGGAAACGGATTGCACAAACTCGGTGACATCTGAAAATTGAACTCCACCCAAAGTGCCACGGCTTGCAGTATCTAACACGCCATAGAAAGCGTCATCAAGTTGGAACGGTTGACCGAAACCTAAAGTGGTTTGAAAACCAATCAGGACTTGTAGAACTGGCTGGCTCATACGGACACGAAAACCTGACCCGATAGTCGCTCTGCTGATTTGATGGCTTCGATGATGTCTCTACCGACTTGGGCAGGGTTGCTAACAAGACCAGCGTTGACAGTAATTTGATAACTCTTTGCTTGGTCAAGCGCTGTCTGGCCTGCAGCTACGTTGCCACCAAAGAAAGCGTTGCCAGCTGCAAGACCTAGACCTGAAGCTGAAGTTGCTAAACCACCAAGGGATGTATTCAGACTTTCAATTGTTAGCCCAGAAATTCCTGTCAGCATCTCTTGCGTTACCTGCGCGCCAACAACTGGACCAAGATTTAACAACTGAGCAAGACCTGCTTTTTGAAGACCTTGGCCAACTAAAGCGGTGAGGTTTTGAGCAAAGTGTTTAGCCTTTTCAATTTGACCAGAAAAAACTTCTGAATAGTTTGAACTAGCCCTAGCAGTTTGAGCAGATGACACGTTCTTTTCAGCATCAGCAACCTTCTTGAGAGCGTCTGCGTATTGCTCCGCGTCTTCGGTTGGGTTCAATTTTGCCAAATCTGCGTATGCCTCTTTACGAGCTTTAAGCGCATCAGTGACATCTGAGTCCGCGTCTGTTTGTGTTTTGAAAGCATCAGCAAGCGAGACAGAGCCACTAATTGCGTCAGCAGTGGAATTAGCAAAGTCGTTCAGTTGGTCTTTGGCATCTTGAAGACTTTGTGCAACAGCGTCAACGGCGGTGACAACACGATCACGCAAAGTGTCTGCGTGTTCTTTGGCAATCTTGCGCGCCTCTGCTTGTTTCTTGCGTAGTTCGGCTAATTCCTTTGCTGTCTTTTTTAGTGTCTCGTTGTACCTGTTTGACATGAGCGCGTCCATGTCGCGGAACTCAGCTGCAGTGTAAAAAGTTGTACTGCCCACCTGCTCTGTTTCGCCAGCAACAGTATGGAGAAGCCCGGCAAGGGATTTTAGGCCCCTGATTAATCCGCCAGCAGGGGTTACATACAAGAACAATTTGCCAAACGCATCAGCGAACTTGTTCGTTTCTCCAGTTGCTCTTTCGGTGGCGGAGGGAATGACGTTGTTCAAGATTTTGGCAAAGTCATTTACTGCTGGAGATAGTTGTGAACCGACCAGTTCATAAAGGTTGTCTACGGTAATTGACAGTTGAGCCATGCCACCAGCAGAAGAAGCAGCTGCAGCTTCTGACGCGCCTTTGAAACTGGTTGCCAGTTGGCGTTGGATGGTGTCGAAGTCTTTGGAGGCGACAGCGCCCGCATCAAGGGAAACACCAAGGCGGGTAAGCGCGCCCACATTGCCCGTCTGTGCCTTGGCCAACGCCAAAGAAACTGTCTCTAAATCCTTGCCCGTACCCGCCGAAATATCTAGAGCAAGGTTCAAAAGGTCTTGTGCTTGGGTCACATCTTTCGTGGCCCTGACGAGCGTGGTCAAACTCGGACGAAGCTTGTCGTCCGACACAGCCGAAGTTGCCTCCATTTTGGCTATCTGTTTTTCCATCCCAGCGACTTGAAGGTCAGTCGCCCCTGTGGAGTTCTGCACCGCAATCTTTAATTGTTGCTGGGCTTTCTCATCCTCATTGAACGCTGTAACGGCTTTACCTAGTTGCTGGACCAAAGCCCCAGCGGAGACAGCTGCACCCAACTGGGAGGTCACCAGCCCCTTTAGAGAGAACTGTGCGCCCTTGACACCCTTGTCGTTGTAGGTCGTGACGATGGGAAGCGTTACTGCAGCCATTTGGTTATCTCATCTCTTTGTTCACGCGCAAGATTACATCCTGCACAATGCCATGAACGGTTGCTGTCAAATGCGGAAGGTGTTCTTCTCCACCGGGCCACATATAACGAGACGGACCCTTTTGCCCTTTGCGCTCGCCAACCCTGTGAGGGACATCTTCACCATCAAGGTTGTCAATGAAAGGGGAACTGCCACCGCGCGCACCAGCGGTGTCATAGATAGCACCAGCTGGGTTGTTCTGAATAATGCTGAACATTGAATAAGCCTTGTTGCCCATTCGCGCTTTACGCTTTGGGCCACCAAGTTTGAAACGTATGCCTCGAAGGATGAGTTGTTTATTCCATGCGGTTGCCCCGCCACGACCCTTGATTAACTCGCCCTGAGTAATGCGAGAATCCCCGCCAGATGAGTTGAACGGGGTGATGTCAGAGTCAATAAACTTGAGATAATCCTTGATGGATTTGATTGTGGGTGCAGCTTCTTTTCGAATCTGGCGATTCATTTCTTTAACATAATCAGGCTCAAGTTTCTTGAGACGCTTGAGCGTTTCGTCAAGGCCCTTGATTTTCATGTCTGATTGAATGTTTGCCATTACTTGTGTCTGTCTTGGAGGGCTTGGCTAAGAGTGCTGACAAGTGTTATCGGCATATCCTTCAGGTCCCGCCATGGAATCCCCGAAAGGATTAGTCCGGCGATGACTCCGTGGATGCCGTCACGCCAAAAGGGATGCGTTCCACCCTGTAGGAAATGCCTTTCACTTCTGACTTGTACTTCTCAATGTTGCTGACGTGGCCCACTTGTTTCATGGAAAGGTAACTCAGGGTTACTAGGTATTCCATGGAAAGGTTTTCGTCAACAGCTTTAATGATTG